TTTCTTGAACGGCCAAAACTTCGTCCTCCTACATTGCTTTCAACGAGATTTACCAATCTCGAAGAAATTAGGTGAAGGGTTTGGTATGCGAGGGGATAAATTCCCCACACCTTACACCCACACCGCAATGGCCCTATCTAGTAAATCTCTCCGAGAACTGGAGACCACCGCCGCGCAAAGCGCGGATGACGACTTCGACTTCGGTGACCCGGAAATCGTCGCTGTTGAGCTCGCACCGGGGAAATTCCTCTCCTTACAGGAGCCCAGCGCAGAGGATCTCATCGAGATCACCAAAATCTCGAGCGACAAGTCACTGGACGAAGTCCAGGCCACCCTCAAAACGATTTGTATCCTTCATGCGCCTGAGGCCGGTGGGAGGAAGCTAACCCTCAAGGACGCTAAGCGTTTGCGGGCTAAGCAGATCAAGATGTTGGGTGAAGCAATCAACGAGTTGTTGGGCGGTAGTGAGGACGAAGAAGAAGATATGAAAAGTTGAGGTCAATCATGACTACACGGTAACGTGTGTGGACGAGAGAGGGCGTAAGCTTTGCTTCCGCGATATCACCGGCAACGACCTTGAATATCTCGACTCTCTGTTTGACACCGACAACGAGACGGTGTCAGGTTCAGATATCTCGGGCATCCTCGAACACCTCTGCGTCCGGCCCTTGCGGGCCGGAAGGCTAACACCTCGGACGATCCGATCCCTCTACCACGCCCTGCGCGAGCACATCCTCTGTAACTATATGTCGAAGGAAACTTGGCTCAAGCAGTGCTATTCGATCCAAAACGGGTCGTTTCAGGGTGTGAGAGAGATGGAATTTGTCCCTATGTCCAAATTCACTGCTATGTGCATGATTCACAAAGAAGCCATGGACCAAATGAAGAATGAAAATGCCGACCCAGATCCGATTCACTCCTGAAAACGAACCGAGTGAGTTGCTACAGTATATGTTGATTCTGTTCCAGATCTCGAAGAATCGAGACTTTATGGAGCTTAGTCGCTTCATGAAACTAACATCGACGATCATGGGCCCGGAAGACTTCAACCTCCTGCTACGCAGTGTGGTGCGGATGATGGGTAACTCGAAGTGTGGCCCCGAGCTATGCTCGGATTGGCTAATGACCAATCTCTACGAGCTGTACAAGGCGTTTGGCGTATAAATTGTAAATTCGCCTTCGCATCGCGTTGAAAGCTTATTGATAGGACTGTCAACAACGGAGATTAAGCCTTGGCAACTTCGATTACAGTGAATGCCGCTTCGCTGAATAGACCGGGTGTATTTGTCGCCCAGTCTGTCACAGGCGGGCTTCCACAGCCCATCGCTAGCCATGCTGTAGGTTATTTGTTCGGTACGACACCGGCCGATGAATACTATGGTGCCGGTAGCGAAGGGATTTATTCTGAATTTTTACCCTACACCCCGACCCAAATCGCATCGCCGGAGGATTTCCTGCAGCGAGTTGGTGGCTCGGTACCGGTGGGCAGCGCGGGCGCTGTAGTGACCTACGACGCGATCAAAGGCTTCTTTGATAACGTTGGTGTGAATGGCATCTTGTATTTCACCCGCGTCACCCCGACCCCCGAAACCGTCATCGATGTCAGCGTCAGCAGCGCCGGGGCTGGCTACAATGCGTTCGCGTTGAAGGTGAATGGCCGGTACTACGGTACACCGATTAATGTTCTCGACCCCGACGGTGATGAGATTCGGGTTATCACCACAACCGGCATTGATACCACCGATAACGCCCGGGACCTCTACACTTATCTCACTAGCGCAAATTCGGATGGCTTCGCTGACTTCTACCGCGTTGAGCAAACCGCCACCGAAGCGACTCAAGGTAAATTCCGCGTCTTCGCCCGAGATAGTGCCGTACTACCTACGGTTGATCGTTTCGTCGCTTACAACTTCAGCGATACGGGATATGCGTCGCCCCTAAATCTCGATACCGCCGATGTCGTCAAGCTCTATACCTCGATCAAGGAGATCAACTTCCGTTGTAACAGTCGTGAGGTGGAGACCGGCGAGCCCGTACTATACATTGACGGTTCGGCTGTAAGCCTGTTCATCGCCGCTGCGAATGCGGCGTCGGCCGGGACCTATGATCCGACCACCGATCAATCCGACATCCTCAAGGAATTCTTGCTGGCCACTGTGGCTAACGGCGGCGCAGGATTAACCTCTATCCCCGACGACAAAGTTGTCGGTGTGTCGAAAGATTTTAGCTCAGGTGTTGGTGCAGGCGACAAATGGGCCGACGCTGACGCAGCATATTGGCGCTACGATTTGGGAACCACAAGCTTTGCCAAAATCGTATCCGGCTCTGATGCCATCGTTCCCACTGGGACCGTTACTACCGTAGGTGGCGTATCCACCCGGACCGGTTATCTCCCCGACTCGGTACAGGTATTTTACGTATCGGTTGCTGGTGAAAACCGTGCCATTATTGTCAATGGCGCCACCCCCGACGAATTAGCCGAAGGCCTCCGTGACGAGCTGATCGCGATTCTAGCTGAGAAAGACCTCGAACAGTACTATGACATCGAGGCTGTAGCGACCGGTTCGAATTACTCCGGTACGAGTTACGCTCCGAACAACGGTTACAAGGTTGTAGACAACCTTGTCTCTAGCCATGGCGCACCGTTCATCCGCCCTGACCTCGAAGATATTACTCTGGCCGGTACGGTCGCCATTAGCGCAGGTACGGTCACTGGTACCAGCACCCTGTTTACACAGGAAATCGGTGTAGGTAGTGTGATCGTTGTCAACGGAACCCGTTTTACGGTCTCCGCTATCGCGAGCGATACGAGTGCGACGGTAACTCCGAATACTGTTACTGTGGCCTCTGGTGCTACGGCGAAGCTGGACAAATCTTTGGCTAATGGCTTTGAGTCGTTTGGCTACGTCCTGAGCGTCCGGATTACCGCGAAGAATGGCCTAGTGAGTCCCGTGCTGCCCGGTATCAACCGCCAAGGCCTCATCGACAGCAATGTTGTCAAGCTCACCTCGGTGACCGAGAATGTTGGCTATGAGTCTTACAAATTGACTTCTAGCGCCAAAGCGCAAGATTTCGTCTATGCCATCGAGAAGGGCATGAGCGATGAGTACTATACTCCCGGATTCCTAATGGCTCCGGAAGCATATGCAACACTGGCGTATTCTGCCGGCTCCGATCTCGCCTCGCGTAGCGAAGCGGTGACCGAGAGGCTCAAGGTGACCCAGACTCTCGTCGCTGCGGCCGAAGGTCGGTTCGGTGTAACCGAAGGCATCAGTAATACCCAACACGTCGCCCTCATCGATTGTGGCGGTGACATCGATAACCTGTCTCAAGCTCAAGACGAACTGGACACTTTGAAGCGGACCGTAGGGTCGTTCTACGGACACGCCGCCTTCTACGCCCCGTATGTGAAGAATCTGAGCGACCGCTTCGTTCCCTCCAGTTCCTTCGTTGCTGGTATCGCATGTGGTCGTTTTATCAACGAGGGATTCCAGCAGCCTCCTGCAGGATCGAGATATCCTCTACGTGGTGTGACGGGCCTCAAGTTCAACATCACTGCGCAACAGCAGGAGGTTACTTACGCCCTCGGCCTAAACCCAATCCGCTCACTGCCCAACCGTGGCATTGTGGTGTGGGGCGCACGGACTCTGTCCAGCAGCCCGCTGTTCCGTTTCGTGAACACTCGCGTCATCCTAAACGTCCTCGTCGATGTGATGAACCGAAGCTTCGATGACATCTTGTTCGAGAGTATCGATTCGGCTGGCACGGTGTATAGCCGAGTCAAGTCGATCGCGAATCAGGTTCTTAATCAATTCTATCGCCAAGGCGCGTTGTTTGGTAATCGTCCTGAGCAATCCTACCTCGTTGTGTGTGGCGACAGCAACAACAGCCCCGCGCTCCTCGAGCAAGGCACTGTGCGGATGGACGCTTATGTTGCTACCAGCCCGACCCTCGAGCGCCTAGCGATCACGATCGTCCGGACTCCCGTCGGCCAAGTTTCGCTCCTGAGCGATAGCTTCAGCCGCAACGAAGAGCGCTTCAGCGCCTTCCTCGATGCCACCAACTTGAACGCCTGACGTTGAAAGATTGATATGGCAAGACGACTTCGCAAAAACCTGGAAGAAGTTCTGAACGCTGATTCCCCTCTGACCGAGCAGCAGCCTAAGCGGACCGTATACATCGAACTCTTTCGATCTGGTCCGCAGATCAGCTCGAGCGGTCAGAAGATGGTCTTTGCGGACGAAGACCTTGATCAGGTGGTGACTAGCTACAACCCCAGTAAGCACGAAGCACCCCTGATCATCGGTCATGACCAGGATGATGGGACACCGGCCCTTGGCTGGGTCCGTGAAGTGTGGCGAAAAGGTAAGTCGCTTTGGGGGAAAGTCGAACTGACTCCCAAGGCGGAACGCCTTGTTCGCGACGGAGTATTCAAGAAGGTCAGTAGCTCGTTCTACCTGCCCGATGCGGATACTAATCCGACACCCGGCCAACTGGCATTGCGCCACCTCGGCCTTGTGTCAATCCCTGCGGTTAAAGGCCTCACGGCCTTTGCCGAGACACCCCCCGAAGGCTCGATAACTATCACTCCAACGGAGTCTTCTATTTCATTCCAGGAAACTTTACCTACTATGGCTAAAAGAAAAACCGAAGCCCCCGTTCAAGAGACAAAAGTTGTCGACCATGCTGATGGGCGGGGCATGACCATTAATGTCAACATTAATGGTATGAAAGCAACAGACGAAGAAGGAGAGGCGATTCAGGAAACCGGATCTCCTGCTCCTTATGATATGGAATACGGGGACGGTATGGCCCCCGACCCGATGCTAGATCAGGCTCCTGAGCCTATGGCTCAAGAAGGCATGAGCTCTCTCTCTATGGTCGAAGGACCCGATGGCGAGGAGATGGGCGATGAAGATGGTGGCGAAGCGCCTCCAGTGGATGCCGATGGTGCAGGTCCGGATGGTATGGAAGGCGAGGGAGATATGCCCCCGGCCGAAGGCGACGGCGAAGCCGAAGGCGTCGATGACATGTCCGGTGACGATGATGAGCAAGTAGCCGCCGATCTCGCCTCTCAGTACACCGAAGAACAACTCATTATGGCGTTGTATCAGCTTGCGCAAGGGTCGCAGGAGATGGGTGAAGGCATGATGCCCGGCTACTCGGAAGCTGAAGCTTCCGAGGAAGAAGTGGTTGAAGCCGAAGCGACCGATTTCTCTGAGACGCAGTCTCCGGATCCTCTCGCCGCGAAGGTTGCCGAACTCGAAGAGGAGTTGGCCTCACAACGTCGTCTCATGCGCCAGAAGGAGATCACCGACTTCTGCGAAGGTCTGTATAGCGATGGTAAGCTCACCGAGCAGATCGTCCCCCTCTCCGATCTCAGCCGTTTCCTTGAGACCCTGAATCCCAAGAACAATGTGAACTTCAGCGAGGCGGGTAAGGCTACCCAATTCGAGTTCATGAGGGGTATGCTAGAGAAACTACCAGCGATGGTCAGTTTCAACGAAGTGGCTACGCCTGCTTCTGCTCCGAAGAAGGCTAAGGCCCCCAAGCCTAACGCTGACGGCTATGTGTTCGATGAACGCAATGCGGAAATTCACGCGAAAGCGGTTGAATACGCAGAGGCCAACAGCACTGACTACATGTCCGCGCTGAAACTCGTCCTAAACGACGAAGTTTGATATCTCACCCACATCCTTGTAACAACGGGGAGCCGTAAGGCTTCCCGGCAGAAAGCGAAGCTTTCTGTTCCTGGTTACACATAAAGGAAAACCAAACCTCGGGTTTATAGTCGATACGTCCCTATACGCCCACCAAAAACACTAACGAACATTTAATAACATGGCGACAGATCCTCGCTATATGTCGTTCGACCACAAGTACGTAGAGACGGTTACCGTAACCGATGCTACCGCACTTGCTAATGGTATCGGACGCTGCCGTTTCGTCAAGCGAGACGGCTCCTATCCCGTCGCTGGTGGCTATGCCGCTGGCCTCAATGTCTACAAGCTCTACGGTCAAGGCGAACTGACCGACAAAGGCTATCAAGTCGAAGACGCGACTCTCACCGCGCTCACTGGCACCCTGGCCATCGCCACCACTGGCGTTGTGACCGGCACGACCACCAACTTCGACCCCGAACTCAACGTCGGTGACACCATCAAGATTGGTGCGCAGCTTTTCCGGGTTATGACCCGTACCAGCGACACCGCTGCTACCGTGCTGCCTGCGCCTACCACCGCCATCAGCGGTGCTACTGCGTATATCTGGCCCGGCACCTACGAAGGTGAGTCGAATCCGAGCACCACTCCGCGTAAGCCTGGCGTATTCCCGTATCAGTCTCTCCTGAGCATCGTGACCACCGGCATCGCTATCGCCGAAGTTGACTCTGGTTCGACTTTCGCCGTAGACGACGCTGTGTACGCTGATGCGACTGGTAAAGCCTCTAGCACCGCAGGTGCAGGTCTGATCCTGGGTCGCGCCCTAGACGTCATCGGTACTGCCGGTGCTGGTCAATATGTCCGAGTGAAGCTCGGCAACGAAGCTGGTTCCTGAGGAGAGTAATTAACCATGATGAATCTAGATCAAGTACGGGTAATTGACCCGATCCTTACGCAAATTGCGCAAGGATATCGTAATTCAGACGGTGTTGCCACCTTCTTTGCTCCGGCTGTTTCTATGAACGTTCGGGCTGGTCGCGCACTTACCTTCGGCAAGGAGGCTTTTGCTGCGCAATCTTTCCTTCGTGCTCCTGGTACTAATATCCAAAAGGTACAAAATGAGTTCGGAACTCGGAGCTTTGCTCTTCGCCAAGAAGCTATTAGCTGGGAGATTGCTGAGGAAGTAGCTGCTGAGGCTAAGAACGGTGCTGCTGCTATCGATCTTCGTGCTTATGCCGCTAAAGATGCCGCTAACCGCCTAATGCAGTCTTGGGAGGTATACGTAGCAGAGAAAGTTCAGGACATTGCCCAGTACGAATCTGGCAACGTCCTCGACCTAGCTACTTATAACTCTGGTGCCGATCAGTTCAACAGCCCAACTGCTGATGTTGAGGTACTAATTGATGACATGAAGGAACAAGTACGTTCCCAGTGTTCTGTGTATCCCAACAAGATGGTTCTTTCTCCTGATGCCTTTAATGCTCTAAAGCGCAACAAAAGAATCCGTGACTTCATGCAGCGCGGTGTCCTTATTAACGAGAAAAGTCTCGCAGAGATTTTCGGACTTTCCGAAATTCGTGTAGCCCGTCGTCTCAAGCTTAATCAGGAAACTGGTGCTCTGGAGAACATCTACGACAACGTAGCTATTCTCTTCTACCACCCTTCCGAAGCAACTGATGGATTCACGCCAGCTCTTGATGCTAATTACGGTAATCCGGCCTTCGCGTATACCTATCAGCTTTCAGGTTTCCCACTGGCAGTTCCTGAAAGATTCAATCTTGACCGCCGTACCTTTACCGGAGACATTTTGGTCGAACGTGAGTTCCAATTGGTCGGTCTTGGGGAGACTTCTAGAGCAGGAGCAGGTGCAGTATTCCTCAACCCTGTTAACAAAGCCTGAGACAATTTAGCCCTATAATATATAGCCCGACTGTCAAACGTCGGGCTTTTTTCTTTCCTCTCTAAACTGCTTTACTGTCTTATTCTTGTTATCTAAAAGCACCCATTTTTTATGTGAAAAGGCTTTACTACTAGCTACTAAGTATAGACTAGGCTTTACCAGAGACATACCTGAGTAAAGCTCAGCTAATTCATTCACAGTCTTATTTAAGACTTCCCCCACGTCTGGGTGATACCAGTTAAACTTTTTATTTTTACCTCTTCCTCTGGGTTCTCTGGGTCCAGTATCTCTGTCGTAATACCTCCATCCTTTGTGCTGATTGCCGAATCCCATGGCCACTCTG